GGCGTTCCCGCTAATGTTGTTGCAATCTGCAATACAGTCTGGACTGCTGAAGTTATTGCGGCTTATCAAGCGGCTCAAGAAAGCACAACGCCATGACAAACTGGACTATCTCAACACTTGAGCGTGAAACCTCTAACGGCTTTGTAACAACTGCACACTGGCAAGCCACAGCAGTAGATGGAGACTACACAGCCTCTATTTACTCAACTTGCTCATGGGCTGATGGCACACCAACGATTCCCTATGACCAATTGACACAAGAAACAGTCCTTGGTTGGGTGTGGGCTAATGGTGTTGATAAACAAGCCACAGAAGATGCTCTAGCGGCTAATATTGCTTTGCAAAAGAACCCTGTTACTGCTAGTGGGACACCTTGGGGTCAAGCATGAAATTAGAGTTAGACGCAAACGAAGTGCAATTTATCTTGAATGTGCTTGGTGAGATGCCAGCAAAATCAGGCGTGTGGCCTTTAATTTTAAAGATTAAAGAACAGGCTGAAGCGCAAGTTCCTAAAGAATCGGAGTAAAGATCATGGCCGTAACAAATCAACAAGTTTTTGATTTTCTGAGTGCTACTCCTGGCATGAGTGATGCTCAGATTTTTGAGGCCATGCGTACATTTGGAGTGCCTCCATCTCAAATGGCGGCTGTTACTGGATTGCCTGTTGGGAATGTTCTTGCAAGACTTGCTCCATTTCTTCCTAGGGATCAGGCAGTATTGCTTGGTGATACTTGGATTCAAGGCAATTATGCATATATGCAATCGGGCGAAGATAATCAACTTGGCCCACTTGAGAGTATTAACATATATAAAACTACTGGTGGTGTAAACGATAAACTTCCAGTTGGTACTGATGTTCAAAACTATTCACCTACTGGTGAGTTTATCAATACAACTAAAACTAAAAAAGATCAATCATTTTTTGGTGGATTAGTAGATGCTCTTAAAGACCCTGTAGTTTTAGCCGCTTTAGGCGGTGCGGCTGCGGGTGGATTATTTGGTGGTGCGGGAGCATTGGGTAGTGGTGCTGCCGCTACTGTTGGCTCTACTGGTTTAACAGTGGCTGAACTTGCTCAACTTGATTTAGCTTTAGGTGGTGCGGGTGGTACTGCGGGGGCTTCAAGCCTAGCTGGTGCTTTGACTACTGGTGCGGCTGTACCTACATTAACAAACCTAACAGGTGGTAGTGGTCTTCTTACGGGTGCGGCAGGTGGTATTACTGCTGAGTCTGTGGCGGCTAATTTGGCGGCTGATGCGGCTACTCAAGCAGAACTGCTTAATGCGGGTGCGGGTGCATTTACACCAACTTATGTTCCTCCTGTTGTAACTCCTCCTGTAGTTACACCTCCTGTTGTTACTGCTCCTCCTGTTGTTACGCCTCCCGTGGTAACACCTCCTGTTGTGCCTCCTGTAGTACCTCCAGTTGTCCCGCCTGTCGTGCCACCTGTTGTTCCTCCCGTAGTACCTCCTATTATTCCTCCTACTGTTATTCCTCCAGTTGTAAGTGCGATAACTGCTCCAGTTATTTCGAGTCTTATTACTCCTGCAAATGTAGCTAATTTAGTAAACACTGGTACTACTACTGCGGCAGGTCTGCTCCAACAACAAACATCTCGTGAAGCGGCTCAAAGAGCGCAAGCAATGATTGATGCTGAGACTGCGGCTGCTAAAGCATCTGCTCAGTTTAGACCTATTGGAATGACCACTCGCTTTGGTACTTCACAATTCCAAGTCGATCCTAAAACAGGTCAACTCACTAGCGCAGGATACACACTAAGCCCTGAAGCAAAGAATGCTCAAGATCGCTTCCTTACTTTAGCGGGTGCAGGTTTAACACAAGCAGAACAAGCTCAACAACAGTTTGCTCCTCTTCAAACAGGCGCACAACGTCTATTTGGTTTGGGTAATCAATACTTGGCACAGACTCCTCAAGACGTTGCACAGAACTATCTCAATCAGCAGATGGCTTTGTTTCAACCAGGCAGAGAGTTAGAGTTAGCTAATCTGCAAAACAGACTCCAACAACAAGGTCGTGGTGGTCTGTCTGTGGCTCAAGGTGGCACTATGGGTGCTACAACTCCTGAACTACAGGCTTTGTATAACGCTCGTGCTCAACAAGAGGCTCAGTTGGCGGCTAATGCTCAACAGTTTGGTCAACAACAAGTCCAGTTTGGTGCGGGATTGCTTGGTACAGGCGCACAGACTATGGGTCAATACTATGGTGGTCAACAAGCCGCTTATGCACCATTTACAAGTGCTTTTGGTCAGATGCAAGCTTTGGAAGCGGCAGGTCAGCAACCCTTCCAATTGGGTGTTGGTCTTGGTAAAGAAACATCTACAGCAGGTTACAACGTAGGTCGTTTAGGCTTAACGGGTGCGGGTCAAAGCGTAGCCTTGGCAACTGGTGCAGATGCTACTAGAAACCCATACGCTTCTGCATTGTCTGGAGCAGCGGCTAATCCTTTGTTTGGTCAAGTAGTAGGTGGATTGTTTGGTGGTGTTCCAGCAACAACGGCTATGAGCGCACCAGCAACCACATTTGGTACTGGTAACTATTATGGTAGCCAAGACCTCGGTTTATATTTGTAAGGAATCATCATGGCAGAAAATATCGTAGCGGGTCTGTTCGGGTTGACTCCTGAAATGTATGGTGAGCAACAGCGCAGAAGTGCTTTGCGTGAGGGTATTGACCTTGCTAAACTGACTCCTGGTGAAGCGGGTGCGGCAATGACCTATGCGGGTGCTAGAGGGCTTACTGGTGCTATTGGTGGTGCTTTAGGCATTCAAGACCCACAACTTCAGCGCATCACTCAACGTCAGCAATTGCTTGGAATGATTGACCCAAGCAATCCGGACTCATATCTTCAAGCTGCTCAAATGGCATTGCAAAGTGGTGATGCAGAAGCCGCCCTTGCTTTGCGTGAGCAAGGTACGCAAGCCAGAATGCAAGCCATGAAGAATGAGGATTACTTGACTCAACGTGGTCAACGTATGCAAGCTCAAGGACTTGAAGGTATTGCTCAAAACTTGATAACACAACTGAAAAACCCAGATGGTAGCGTCAATGAAGAAGTGAAGAATAGACTGTTGTCATTCCCACAAGGACAGGCAGCAATCTCTCAGTTGGCTAAAGTTATTCCTGATCTCCGCAGGATCGGTGCAATGGGTGTTCCAGAAGACAACCCATTCAAGGTGTTTATTGATGATGAAACCATTCCAAAGAATGTTAAAACACTTGCAACACAATACTCAACAAGTCTTACCAAAGGTATTCTTGATCCCGAAAAAGCTGATGTTAAAGTAAAAGAATTGAGCGAAATGACTCAACGAATCAATCAATTTGAGCAAAATCAAGCTACGATTAAAACTCAACAAGAACAATTGAATGCTTTTAAATCACAAGGATTGGCAAATACTCAGCAGTCATTGGCTATTCAAAATGCCCAATTAAGGTTGCAAGAGCAGAATAATCAGTTCCAACAACAAATGAAGTTGGATAAGGCAAAACGTGATGAAGAAATTGCTAGAACTAAGCCATTGCCAAGTTATCTTGCAAAAGATGAAGAAGCAGATTATGGGACTGCAACTGCCGCAACAAATTTAGCATCTGATGCCAACAACTTCATCAATAGAATCAAGTCTGGTGAGATCAAGTTTGGCTTAAAAGATAGAGCCAGTATTAGAACAAGGCAAGCATTTGGATCACAAGACCCTGATGTTATTGCAAGAGAAGATTATGATAAGTTCTTGAAGGTATTGACCAATGAAAGTTTGCGCTTAAACAAAGGCACACAAACTGAAGGTGATGCTGTAAGGGCGGCAAAAGAACTTGAAAGTTCAGAGTCTCCTGCAGCGGCTGCAGCAGCAATGAGGCGCTTGGTTGAAATCAATGTACGTCGTACTCAGAACGCTTCTGATGATGTTTTGCGCCGTAGAAGGAATGCTAATTTCCCTGCACCAGAACGTGGAATTGATGTTCCTAAATTTGATGTTCAAATTATTGACAATGCTGACTATCAAAGGTTTCTGAAAAATCCCAAGTTCCCATCAGGAACACCATACATTGACCCCGAAGGACAAAGAAGGACAAAACGATAATGGCTGACTATAAAGATGATCCACTTGCTGACCAACCACAGGCATTCAAATCAGTCCTTGGTTCACCCATACCTTACTCAGGGCCTGCCGAGGCTCTTAGGTCTGTTGGTCAAGGCTTGACCTTTGGAACACTTGAAGAAATCGAGGCAGCACTTAAAACTGGCTCGATTAGTGGGCCAGAGTATGAGAAGCAACGCAATCTTTTGCGTGAACAACAAAAACAGTTTGGCATGGATATGCCAATTGCCAAAACAGGTTTGGAGATTGGTGGCAGTTTGATTGCGCCATTAGGTATTGCCAAACAGGTTGCAAAACTTGCCCCTGCCACTCAAGCATTGATTACAGGCACAACTACATTAGGACAACTTCTTCGTGGTGCTGCAATTGGAACAACTACAGGCGCAGCCTCTGGCTATGGTTTTGCTGAGAAGGATGAAGGATCAGAGACTGCAATGGGTGGCGTGTTTGGCGGCGTTCTAGGCGGTTCTGTGCCAATTGTTGTGAAGGGTGCAGGCACTCTTATCAAGAATGTCTTGAACTCTGCGGGGATTGGCGATCAAGAGACTGCGGCATCAAAGATGCTGGCAAACTATCTCCAAAAAGACAATCTTTCGCCAAAAGAAGCACAGCAAGCGTTGGATGAATTGCGCCGCATTGGTATTCCCAATCCGGTCATTGCTGACTTGGGCAAAAGCCTTAATGACTTGGCTTACAGCGCCTATGTGGTGCAGTCTAAAGTCAAAGGTGCTACCAAGGAATTCCTTGAAAATCGTCTTATTGACCAACCCAGTAACATTGTGCAGGGCTTGGTTGAAAAAGCAGGCCTGGCTAAAAACGTCAATGGTTTTGAGTATCTTGAGGCATTGGCGGCAAATCAGTCACGGCTGGCAAGCCAAGCATACCCACTAGCGTATAGCAAAGATATTGATGCTCGTCCATTTCGTCAATATGTAGATCGAGATTTATTTAAAAATGCCTATGCTAACGCTGTAAAAAATGCTGATGCAAAAGGTAAAAAATTGCCACCGCTTGAATCAATACGCAACTCTCAGTCTGTGCCTACTGAAATATTGCATGAAATTAAAATTGGTTTAGACCAAGTAATTGATTCAAATACTGATGCCTTAACAGGAAAAATGACCAAGTATGGCGCTACAGTTGTTAAGGTTAAAGATGAGTTTAACGATCTAATTAAATCGCTCAATAATGATTACAAAAAAGCAAATGAAGAATTTGCTGATGCAGAACGCATCAAAAAGGCTTTTAGTATGGGCGAAAAATATCAAACGCTCAACCCAGCAGAAGCCGCATCTAAGATTAAAAAAATGACTTCTGATGAGAAAGAGGCGTTTCGTTTGGGTGTGATGGCTGATGTCAATGAACGCCTTATGGATTACAAAAGTGGTGATTTCACCAAGCAAGTATTTAAATCAGAAAAGCAAAAGCTATTGTTGCGAAATGCTTTTACTGATACTGTTGGTGCTAATGGCAAAGTTATTAAATCTGCACAGGACTCTTACACTGAGTTTTCTCAATACGTCAAAGGGCTAAATCGACAAGCTGAAACCAAGCAACGTGTTCTTGCAGGCTCTAGAACAGATGAAAATCAGGCGGTGCGTGAGCAAGCCAACCTTTTGGGTTCACTTGCACAAGCAGTTGTAACAAGTGATCCTGTAAGTATGCTTAGAGCTGGTGGCTCGGCCTTGCTGTCAAGAGCAAAAGGCATAAGTAGCGAGAGTTCAGAGGCTCTGCAAAAACGCTTGTTTACTGTTGATCCAGTAGAACAGACGGCAATTTTGCAAGAATTAAACAAAAGAGCCAGAAAACCTAAAACTGGATTGTTAACTGGCGCTGCGGCTGTTGGAAGTGCAACAGGTATTCTAGGAGATTGACATGAAAGATTGGGTTGAAGCAATCATTGCTTCGGCCTGTGTTGCTTGCTTTGTCATCTTTTGTAGCTACATTATTGTTTGGGCGTATCCGTGAAATGGCTACTAGTGCTGTCAATCTTGTTTACATTGGTGGCATCTAGTAAGGAGAAAACTGAATACAGGTGTGTCAGATGGGCATGGACAGGTGATGTTTACAACCGAAAAGTAGTATGCCTTGAGTGGCAAAAGGTAGATAAGAGATGATTCCCATCGATCCTCTAACCGCTTTAGCTGGCATACAGTCAGCAATTAGCATGGTCAAGAAGGCAGCTAATGTTGCCAATGACTTAGGCTCACTTGCGCCCATGATTGGGAAATTATTTGACGCAAAAAGTGTAGCTACCAAAGCAATGCTTCAGGCCAAGCAGTCTGGCAAAGGCTCAAACATGGGGACTGCCCTCCAGATTGAGATGGCTTTAGAACAGGCCAGAGCGTTTGAAGAAGAGTTAAAGATGCTCTTCATGCAGACAGGCAAGATTGATGTCTGGCAGAAGATTAAAGCCCGTCAAGCAGAGATGGACTTGGCAGATGCCAAAGAGATAAGTGCATTGAAGGCAGAAGCAAAGAAAGCCAAAGAGAAAGAGCAAGAACAACTAGAGATTGGTTTGGCAATAGGTGGAGTCTTCTTTGTTTTGTTTTTAGTCTTTGTTGGCGTGAATGAGTTGATGACATTCTGCGAGACAACAAGAAGGTGTGGTCGGTGAATGAGTATCAAAAGACCTTTGACTTGTGCCTAAAGATATTCGTTTACGGATTAGTGGCTTTGTACTTCTTGGGTTTTCTGAAGTTCTTACCTGACGATTTGTCAGACAGGATCGTGAATCTTTTACTTGGAAAGGTAGGTCTAGGGAAATGAATGAAACAAACGGAAAACACGCTCTGATCGAAAAAGTGGCATTTGCCATCTTGCCAATTCTTTTTACTTGCGTGGTGTATTTGATGAACTCACTGTCGCACCTATCCCATGAGGTTACTGTACTGAACAACAAGATTAGTCTAGTGGTCACATCAGACAACAAGCAAGCCACAAACACTGGTGCTGAATTAGCCCGTGAAAAACTACGTCAAGACTTAGAAAAAGAAATCCAAAAGAATCGTGACGACATCATGCACAATCGTCAAGACATTGCTGTGATTTACGAAAAAATGAAAAGCAAATGAGATATCTATTGCTTCTTTTACTGCTCACTGGCTGCGAAGAAAAGTATCGCTACAAGTGCCAGAACCCTGACAATTTTCACGCAACTGAGTGCCAGAAGCCTAGATGCCTATTCACTCAGACTTGCCCAGAATATTTGGTAGCACCCATCTTGGAGAAAAAAGTTGACGAAGTTAAACCTAACAACTGAAGAGATCGAGGTCAGGGTCTGGAGCATTGTGGTGCTTGCTGTCACCCTGATTCTTTTCTTTATCGTAATCTCCCTGCTCTACTCAGTGACTTTTGTCACCCAGCCAATCAAATCAATGGCCCCAATTGACCAGGCATATACAAAGATGTTGAACGACATTGTTCTGTTAATCGTAGGCGGTATCGGCGGGGTTATTGGTAAACGGGCTATGACTTCTAGGCAACAACCACCCCAACAGCCAATGTGCCAACCAATGGGCTATCAAGGCTCTCAGGGCGGTTTTAACCCCTCTTATGGGTCTTCCTATGCCTCTCCTCAGTCAGCCTATGGTTTGCCTAGTCAACCATTTGGTGCTATGCCTGTTTGGAAGAACCCAGAGTTGGATGAATCTTGGACACCTGGCCCTCCTCCAACTACCCCACCTGACCATTTAGAAGATGACCATGAGCGTGAAGAGTTGGCACAAGCTAGAAAAGAGGCTGAATAATGTTTGGCATACCTTTACCCTACCTTGCTTTAGCTATTGCCATTGCTTTGTTTGGCAGCTATCGAGGTGGCTATCACTTTGGCTGGGAAGACAGGGACAATGACATGAAACTGGCCATTGCCCAAAAGAATGATGAAGCCAGAGCCAAAGAGAAAGAGCTTGGCGAGAAACTGCAAGATCAGGAAACGAAACTCAGAAAGGCCCAAGATGATGTCAAGAAAAAACAGTCTGCTATGCATGAGCTTGCTCGCACTGGTCGGCTGCGCCTCCCAGCCCCAAGTTGTCCACAAGCCAATGCAAGTACCCCCATTAGCATTGGAAATCCACAACCCACAGATACCACTGAAACCGAACTTGAGCGACAGACTATTGCAGCTCTTATCGATATCGCAGCAGATGGAGACAAAGCCATTGTCAAGCTCAACGCCTGCGCCAGCGCCTATGAAGAAGTAAGGAGATTAGTCAATGGTCAGTAAAGAACAGTTGGCTCAACTTCACATTGGTGAGCAATGGTTAGATGCCCTTAACGCTACTTTTGAGCGTTTTGACATTATGAATCCACTTAGAAAAGCGGCTTTCATTGGTCAATGTGGGCATGAATGTGGGAACTTTAGGATGCTCGAAGAGGGCTTGTCATACTCTGCGGCTGGTTTGATGAAGACATGGCCTAAACGCTTTGATGCTGCCAAGGCTCAAGCGTGTCAGCGAAATCCAAAGCTCATTGCAAATACTGTTTACGCAAATCGGATGGGCAACAGGGATGAGGCTTCAGGTGATGGGTATCGTTTCCGAGGCAGGGGTTGCATCCAGCTAACTGGCTCTAGCTCGTATTTCCACGCAGGCAAGGCGCTGGGTGTTGACTTTTGGGCAGACCCTGATCTTGTGGCTACACCTCAGTATGCGGCTCTCACTGCGGGGTGGTTTTGGGACACTCATAAACTCAACCAGTATGCAGACTCCCAAGATTACAAAACTTTAACCAAAAAAATCAATGGTGGCTTTATTGGCTTGGAAGACCGGATCAAACACATTAACCATGCTTTAGAGGTTCTTACTTAAATCTTTGTAAGCCTGAAGCGCCGTCTTCAGATCGCACTCAAGTTGCTGAATGCGGTCATCCTGTTCGCACAGTTTGACGTAGCACTCCCCTGCAAAGTCAACTAGGCTCTCGCGCTCCCAAATATCAAACTTGGGCATTTGAATTTGGCGCTTGCGCCAGCCGCTTTGGTTAGTCATTGACTTCTTTCTTTGATGGTGCATCCAGTTCACGGCGGTAATACTTGGCAGGCATCTTGGCGTTCTTATCCAACTGTTTACGCAGCCACTCAGCGCCGCCAAGTTCTTGCAAGATCATCCAATGTCTATCTGACATTCGGACTTGTCTTCCCAATAGGGGTTCAGGTGGTTTCGGTCTTGGCATTTACCTAACTCTCCTTAGTGGCATGTCCATGACGCGCTCTGGCGGTGGGGGCGGCATGTGTTCAGAGGGCGGCGTCCAACCGTGCTTGCGCCAAAGGGCTTGCACGTCTGAGCCAGATTCCCATTTAAAGTCTTTCATTGGCACAGATGGGTAGCTAATCTTTGAATATGGTGGTTTTTCTAACATGATGTCTCCTTAAAAGGGGATTTGATCCCATTCCCAATGTTCGCACTCGACTGTGCCAGTGATCCACTCTAGCGGTGGTTTTGCTCCAAACTGCTTACAAATGCCTGTCTCAAAGTTGTTACATTGTCGGCAATTGACTTGGATGGTGTTAATCTGTTTGACCTGACTGTCCAAATGTCTCTTGATTGCGCTTAGTTCAATAAAATTCATGTTGTTTTACCTCGGTGTATTTTCCATTTTTACGGGTCAAAATTCTAGTTGGTTCTTGAATTTTGTTTACCAAAATCCATGTAAGCGCTTCTTGTGTGCCTGATGGCATAGACTTCTTCTCCCTTCGCATCCACCAGTTCTCGGCCTTTTGCCTAGCATAACCAATGTGACTGAAACAAACCCATTCAGTCGCAACCATAAGCAGGCCAGCGTAGTAGTCAACTCTCAATGAGTCGGGTTTACCCTCTTTGCGGTGGACGGCATAGCCAACCTTGGTTACATCATGCCAAACAAAGTCATCGGCGCTTGCCCGATTTGACAGAAGCGCTGCCAATGAAACCCTTGCATCAATTGGTTTAGCCTCTTCCTCTCGGATTTGACCACCGCAATGAATGCAAACAAGAGCTGCGGGTGCATTGCGTTCACCGCAGTCTGGGCAGATGCTGTAGGGCGCTTCCTGAGTGCCTGACCTTTTCTTAGCCCTTCCTTGGATGGTGTCAACTGGCCCAAGGCGCTCAACTGTGTCGGTAAAGTCAAGCACCAGGCAATCGGTCTTGCCATCTGCAATTCGAGTACCCCTGCCCATGCCCTGCACGTAAAGCACTGGCGACTTCGTTGGCCTGCACCAAATAATGCAGTCAACGTCTGGCACATCAAAGCCAACCGACAAAGCCAAGACAGTAACCAAGCAGTGAATCTGATGGTCTTTGAACTGGCGAATCAGGTCTTCGCGCTCTTGCTTTGGTGTTTCACCGCATACAACAGCACTCACAATGCCAAGCGCGTTTAGCTTGTCAGACAGGCTTTCAGCGTTGGCGACACTTGGTGTAAAAGCAATCCATTTCTTGCGCTCTGAGGCGATTTTAGAGGCTTCTGTGGCTACTTTGGACAGGTATTTTTCAACCTCTCGGGAGAGTTCGCCAACCTTGTAGTCGCCGTTGGCAATCCCAACATTGCTGGCATCAATGCGGGTTTCAATGCGATCTGGCGGGACAAGTGGCGCAATGAACTTGGCATCTAGCAATTCGCGCATGGACACTCGGCTTGCAATGCCTGTGAACAATGGCTCATCCCCATCGGTCAGCCAAACACCATTGCCCCTAAAAGGGGTGGCGGTCATGCCAACAGTCCTGAACTCGCAAAGTTCGCCTAACTTGGACAAGAAGGTGCGGTACATCCCTGCATCCCCTGCCTTCTGGCTCACCAGATGAGCCTCATCAATCACCACAGCCTTGATATTTCCAAGCAGGTGGGATGCCTTGTGGATGCTACCAATGGTGGCAACAATCACATCTGCTTGGTGTTGCTTCTTGCCCAAGCTGGCGCTGACAAAGCCAACGCTGATATTTGGGGGAAGCAAGGCTCTGAGTTTGGCAGCGTTCTGCTCGGCAAGTTCCTTAGATGGCACAAGTACCACAGTTCGAGGGTGAAACAGAGGCCATTGATCCCACATTTGGCGAACAATTTCAGCGCAGATCACAGACTTGCCTGCGGCGGTGGGTAGCACCAAAAGAGGAATGTCGGCATCCCCTTGGTGCTTTGTCCACCAAGCAAACAGGTCTGTAACTGCGCGGGACTGATACTCACGCAGGATCACGTTTGCGCTCCTTAATCATTGCGTCTGCCATCAAATACGCTTGTTCTGCAACAAGTTCTGGTGTATTGCCATCTGAGATTGCCTTAAAGACATGACCAGATGACACAAAAGATGCTGCAAAGAAGTCACGCAATGTAATGTTGTCAATTGGTGGGGTGTTCATACGAACCTTGCATTATGTTGTTTACGTAAATCCAAAGCAAACTCATCCACCAAGGCGGTCTTGTCTGCACAGGCGTGGATTTCTGCGCTACTGATGTGATCAAAGTTTTTGTCTGGATCACCATTGATAAACTGTTTGCCATCTGCCATTTTGTAGATCACATTATCGCTTTGATCAAGGTCAACTGGATGGCCTGTTTTGGCAAGCAAGATGGGAATATATCGATGATCATTGCAACCTTTTCGTTGCATTTTTTCTGACAAAACTGTGCTGTGGGACGCGCATGACCAAACTGCATTGCCGCCCAATTCGGGCGTGGCGTGAACGCATGAACGGCACGTTGGCATGGGGACATCTGTGCCGTGGCAGATCGCCTGGTAGTCGCAGAACTTGCACTCAAACCAAGTTGGATCGGTAGATACTCCAACTGGTGGCTCGGGTGCGGTGATCACAGCCATAGCCTTGTTAACCAGTTCTTGTGCCTCGCACTTGTTGTACTCTAGGCGCTCAGTGTAGATGTCATCGTTGTCTTTGTTCACCACAAAGTAAAGCGCCCGTTGGCAGCCATCTGCTCCAAACTGATCGATGCTCCACTTCATGTATATTTGCATCTGCGCGTAGTGTTCGGGCTTGGCTTTCTTTACGCCATTTTTCTGCATCTCTTTAAACATCTTGTCAGATGCGGTCTTGATCTCCAACAAGTGCGGAGACTTCGGCGCTTGCGGCAGGCCCGTAATGATGCCGTCCGCATTGCCCTGAAAGTGGTGACCAGTTGCGGGTTCGGTGAATGACCACTGCTTGCCCGTGGTGGGGTTGATTTGGTAGACAGTGCAACCAATGGCTGCCAAGTCTGCATAAACCCTTGGCTCTTGTAAGTGACCAGACTGAAAGACTCGGTAAAGCCTGCCAGAGAACTGAGCAGGCTTAGACCACCGAAAAGAGTACCAATGTTGGCGAAGACAAGGCTTGCCAATGCTTGACGCACCAAGGTAGGGGCGTTGTAACTCTGAGCCAAACTTTGCCTTGTAGAAGGCAAAGATGGCATCAGCCACAGGATCAGAAACTGATTGTGGGAGTAAAGCCATTATTTTCTAGCCCAAGCAGGTGCTTTAGACTTGGCGGCTTCTTGCTCGGCGGTAGGCCATGCAGGGGCTTCGGCAACAGGCGCAGGAGTTGGTGCAGTAGCTGGTGCACTGATGCCACCACCTGCGGCCTCATAGCCTTTGATGTTGTTACTGGCCTTGTACTGCCCGACTGCCTCGCGCACAGTCACATTGATGCGAACTGGCTTGAAGTGCAGGGCAGCAGTATCCATCAACTTGATGACGTTCACCGCATGGCAAAGCGCAGAGAGTTGGCTTTGGGCAATGCGTTGAGTATCTTCGCTTGTGTGGCGAATGTTCAGGTTCTCATAAACCTTGCGGCCTTTGTGCTGACCATCAATGATCTCAAAGGTGAGTTTCAAGCCTTCGCCGTTGCCAGACTTCAAGGGCTGAACATCAGACTCAACAATGTGAGCCAGATAAACACCCGCAGGCAGTGGGCCTGAAGACTGTTGGGGGGCGACTTGGGATGCGTCAAAATTAAACTGAGCCATGATAAATTTCCTAAAAGTTAAAGTTACGAACTGGGGTGATCAAGATTGCGCTTGGGTAAGCGCTGCTTGGAATGCCGTCCAGTCAAGCGGCATATTCTGAAGGCCAAAGCGGTTACCACCGCAATGAGCCGGATGGGGTTCAACGTGCAAGATGCGCTCACCAGTTGTGGTGGCCTTGGTTTCTTTCTTAGAGAACCCTGCATCGGTCTTGCTTGTGAAGATGCGGTAGCCTGCGTAGCCAATGACATCTGCCCACTCTTGGACTAGGCCAGCGGCCTTGTCGTGCAGTTTGAGGACATGGCTGTCATACCCTTCAGTCAGCGGGTCTTCAATGCGCTTGATCTTGTCGTGAGCTATCAGGATGATGCCCATGCCCTTGGCAGAGCGCAGGACTTCTAAGCCAGACAAAAGGTTACGCCATTCCTCGGCGGCGGCAACGTAGCCCTTACCGAAGCCTGGTGCTTCAATGTTCTTCCAGTTATTCTGCTTGCACACATACTCTTGGATCATGGGTTCGAGCCAATCCAGACTGTCAATGAACAAGGTCTGGAAGTCATGGTCTTTGTTAATTAAAGTGTCGATGGCGGCATACACTTCCACCAAGCTAGAAGCCAGTGGGAAAGCGTTTGCGTCTACCGCATCAGCGCCGTCTTCGGTCAGGATGCCAATGGCGTTGGGCGACATGGCGGCAAAGGTGGTCTTGCCAATCTTGCCTTGGCCTACCACAACAATCTTGGGTGAGCGTACACGTTTGGTTTTGGAGATGGATGAGAGATCGAAGGCCATGTTAGTCTTTCAGTTCAATGGATGGTTTTGCGGGTTTGCTAGTTACGAACACTGCTGCCTTGTTGTAGGCGGCTGGGTCAATTTCGGATAGTGAGCGAAGGTAAGCCAAGTTGACCTCGGCCTTCCATCTAAATGCTCTTTGGGCGTTGTCTGGCAGATCGTCAAAATCAGCAGATAAACGATCTGTATCCACTGAACGGGTGAGCTTCCAAGTGATGGTGAACTCTTCATCCTTATGGACTCCTTCGCCAGATTGGGGTTTGGCGAATTGTTCTTCAATCAAGCCCTCAATGCGTAGGCGCTCGGCCTTGGCTTCGTTCTCGGCTTGCTTGGCCTTGCGTAGCAGTGTTGCCAGTTCAGAGATCGTCATTTTTGTAGTCCTCAAGTGCGGTTGTTGTAATGTGGTCAACAAGGCCCTGCAAGAGCAAGTGACCAATGTCTATGTCTGTGCCTTTGATGTAGGCGCTGACAAGTTCCATAGTTTCGGCGTAGTCAGGCTCATCAGATAAGCCACGGCTATCGAGTGCGCCAAGTTCTTCAGGCATGTACTCAAGATGGCAAACCAGATCGACACCTTCGAGTTCGCAGGCGTATTCGGTCAGCCCTTGGGGGCAGGCAGGTGTCGGGTTCATGCAGTTCTCCTACATTGTTTGTTGCAGGCTGGGTTGTGTTTGGACTGACAAACGCCAAGAATTTCGCATCTTGTCAATTTAGGCTTGATGGGTATCAAGACTGATTTCATGCTGACCACCATGCAACCAGTAAGGCTGCCAAGCTGATGCCAATGGCAAGGGCTGTGAGAAGGTCAAGGGCGGCTTCTGCGCGGGCGGTGAGCCTTGCGTTCTTGACTTCGGGGTAGTGGTAGTGTCTGTGGTGTTTCATGTTGTCACCTTAAAACCAACAAGCGGTTTCGCTTGCAGTAATTTTGTCTTGGTAATGATTCCAGCCTTCAATCCAATCTTTGGATTTAGATTTATTGCAAGACTCACACAATGCTGCCGCATCAAAACCAGCGCGGAATTCTTTGTTTGTAAAGTATTTGTTCATGTTGTGCTTTCGGGGGCCGAAGCCCCGTTTGGTTTAATTGTTTTTATTTCCAAATGGCAAAAGGCTCACCCCCAGACATTGCAATGTCATAAGGGGAAACAATGCGGATTGGATTGCCTGTGCAATCTTTTAAGTTGACAGCGTTGTCAAAAAAGTCTTCACGCAATTCGTAAATGGATTTACCGCCAGTTTGAACAAGAGTGAAGTCAGCTTCAACGAGTCTTACGTTGAAAGGGACAAAACGTGAATGTGAAAATGTCATTTTGTGTTTCCTTATGGCCTTGCGGCGTGATGCCAAGAACAATTTCGTTGGCATGTGTGCAACTTTAGCATGGTTTGTGTTAATATTCCCATCACTTTGAAAATATTTTTACGAAAAGGTGATTTTTATGATGAATCTGGAGGAAATCAGGTTGAGATTGGTAGATGCCAATCTTAAAAAAGTGGCTGAAAAGGCAGGTATCCATGAGGCGAGGGTGTACCGATTGATGTCTGGCGAGACTGAACCAATGTATGAGACTGTCAAGGCTTTGAGTGATTACTTAGAGGGAAAAGACAGGGTGGACGTATGAGCAAAGACAAGACCCTGTTTGATGAGTACCCAGAATGGGTGGGAATGCCTGAGTTTGTGCAGGAAAAGAAAGCCCCATTCAAAGAGGTGATCGTTCGTTTTGAGACTGAAAACGATTTTGTTGAGTTTCAGCAACTCATCAGCCAAAAAATGACCATCAAAACCAAGAGCATCTGGCATCCATTCAAGTCCCATTGGGGGCTGGACAAGAAAGTCTACAAAGATGCTGCCTAAATTTCCTGTTTATATTGTGTCTAAGGGCCGGTATGACAATGGGCTTACCACAAGGGCGCTGCATGAGATGGGTGTGCCTCACTTTATTGTGGTGGAAGAGGATGAGGTGAAGCTGTATAAAGCAGGCCGGTGTTATGGGGAAGTTTTGGTGTTGCCGCCGATTTATAAGGCTGAATATGAGTTGTGTGATGGGTTTGGGTTTGGCAAGAGTACGGGGCCCGGCCCTGCTCGAAACTTTTGCATCGACCACAGCATTTGGCTTGGTTTTGATAGGCATTGGGTCATGGACGACAACATTGATGCCTTTCACTACTTGAATCGCAACCAAAAGTTTGAAGTCAGAACTGGCGCAACATTGAAGGCTGCTGAAGACTTTGTTTGTCGGTATTCAAACGTGCCAGTTTCCGGACTGAATTACTATTCATTTTGCAAAAAGACAGACGCTGTGCCGCCTTACGTCTTGAACACCCGCATTTACTCATGCCTGCTGATTGAAAACAAATCTGGCTACCGCTGGCGTGGTCGGTACAACGAAGACACTGACTTGAGCATCAGGGTACTAAAAGATGGTCTTTGTACCATCCAATTTAATGCCTTTCTTTGCGGGAAAATCACGACACAGAGGATGCGCGGTGGCAACAGCGCTGATTTTTATGATGCCGAAGGCACATTGCCAAAGAGCCAGATGCTGGCTGACTTGCACCCAGATGTGGCTAAAGTTGTTTTTAAATTTAATCGTTGGCATCATCATGTTGACTATTCAAAATTCAAAAACAATAGATTGATTAAAGTTGTTGACACAACTTCAATGCCAAAGATAGACAATTACGGGCTTGCGCTCGTCAACTTGGAATAACCAATGACTAACCTAACAACAATTTTCCCTAACGGCTTTGCCGCTGCCACAGAGAGCCAAGACTTGATCAACCCAGAGGAAGGGTTTAGGAAGCACTGCGAGGCATCTGGCCTCTTGATCAAGGAGATCATTGCAGATGGTGAGATTCACAGGGTGGCTCATGTATCGAGCAAGAAGGGTGCATTGGATGGTTGGTACATCTTGCATTCCAGTGGCAAAGTGCCTGTTGGCATTGCAGGCTGTTGGAAAGAGCCAGTGTTTGAGAGTAAATGGGTGGCAGATACTGGCAGGCAAATGTCGTTCACTGAGCGCTTTGAGCATGACAAGTGGATCGCAGATGTCAAGGCCAAGAAAGAAGCTGACAGGTTGGCTAGTCAGGCAGTGGCTGCTGAACGTGCAGAGGATGAGGTTGGGACTTATGCAGATGCGTCTGATGACCATCCATACCTTGTCAGGAAGCACATTCAAGCTCATGGGATCAAGATTGATCGTGCAGGTAGGCTTGTTGTGCCTGTGATCAACCAAGGTGGGGAAATCCTGAGTTACCAAACCATTGATGCAGATGGCAACAAAAGGTTCTTGAAGGGTGGCAAGATTGAGGGTGGGTTTTATGAACTCAGGGGCAACAGAAAGATTGTGTTCATTGGTGAGGGTTTTGCAACCTGTGCATCGATCCATGAGGCAACGGACTACACAGTCTTGGTGGCGTTTGATTGTGGGAACTTAGCCAAAGTAGCGAAGAGCGCGAAGGAGATGTTCCCAGGCTCGAAGATCATCATTGGCGCAGACAATGACCAGTTCACTGAGGGCAACCCTGGTGTGGCAAAGGGCAGGGCTGCGGCGGCTTTGGTGTTTGGGGAGATTGTTTACCCATCATTTGGAGAGTCTGACATGGTGGACAACAAACCAACAGACTTCAATGACCTGCACTGCTTGCAAGGTCTGGATGCGGTCAAAGAGCAGATCGAGCGCGTAGCTGGCCCAATGCGTGACAAGTTGGCGTTTGAGTTCACTCGGGCAGATAACTTACAACTTAGCCAGATCAACTGGATTGTGGATGACTACATCGAAAGTGACTCCCTAGCGCAAGTGTTCGGTGACCCAGGCGGTGGTAAGTCGTTTGTGTCAATCGACATAGCTTGTTGCGTGGCAACTGGCAAAGCATGGCATGGGCATGAGGTCAAGCAAGGATCGGTGTTCTACATTGCAGGCGAAGGGCATAACGGCCTTGCTAGGCGGTTCAAGGCTTGGCAGTTGGGTAATGGTCAGACATTGGATGGTGCGCCTCTGTACAAGAGCCATAGGGCGGCGCAGTTGTACGATGCAACCGAGGCGGCTGTTGTGGCTGAGAGCATCAAGGAGCTGTCAGCGCAAGCTGGAACTGTCCCTAGCCTGATCATCATTGACACTCTAGCCAGAAACCACGGCGGTGATGAGAACTCCACACAGGATATGAATGCCTTTATCCAGCATCTGGATGTTTATCTGCGCCAACCTTGGAAGTGCTGTGTCTTGGTGGTTCATCACTCAGGCGTGGCAGATAAAGATCGGTCTAGAGGAAGCACCGCCCTGAAGGGTGCGCTTGATGCAGAGTATCGCTGCCAGTTGGATTCGGGAACTAAAACCATAGCCTTTGAGTCCAAAAAGATGAAGGATGCAGAGATGCCTGCACCCAAGAACTTTCAGATCACTCAGGTTGACCTTCCCATCCAAGATAAAAACGGAGCGCCAGTTCGGGGTGCATACCTTACGGCGGTGGACATCAGCGGCCTGACTAACTCAATCCAGAAGAAAACCTATCTCGCAGGCAACCAAAGGAAAACCCTAGACTGCTTGGTTTCAATCCAAATTAACCATGAAAAGAATGGCATTGTGGACTTGGTGACCTACGATGAGTGGCGCGAATCTGCCAAAGAACATGGCATCAAGTCCAACAGGTTTAGGGAAGTTGTGGACAGTTTGGTCAAAAAATTACTGGTTCTTGAGGACTCCAAAGGCTATAGAATTAAGCCAAATGATGGGAAGATGATTGAACCGAAACTTACCGAATCGGTAACCGAATCGGCTAATTCGGTTGAACCGAAACTATGAACCGAATTAACCGAAACTTACCGAAACTTACCGAAACTGGAAGCCCAAACAGTCGGTATTTCGAACCGAAACTTACCGAAAGGGTATACATACCCATTCGGTTTCGGTTCGTAAACTGTTTCGGTTCGGTTCGGTTCGGTTTTTGGGAAATCGGGCAAGGTTGGGAAAGTTGGGAGTTGGTTGGGAGTTGGCATGATTGAGGTCAGGATGAACATGAAAATTGTTAGTGTGGCGAACATGAGATTGCATTGGGCGGTCAAGGCGAAGCTGACGAGGGATCAGAGAACGAGGACTCGGATGAGCTTGGCTGCCGTGGCTCAGTCCTCTGGTTTGGAGATGCTTCCGGCGACTGTGGTTTTGACCAGAGTTGCACCAAGGAAGTTGGATGGGGATAATTTGCAGTCTGGGTTCAAAGCAGTCAGGGACGGCGTGGCTGATTGGCTTGGCGTGGATGATGGTAATCGTTTGGTGGATTGGCAGTATGCCCAAAGGTCAGGCAGGCCAGGCGAGTACGCCGTGGAGATTGAGGTGATAAGATGAACGTGTGCGCGCAGTTGCCATTGATTGTCGCACCTTCGGGGAAAGCGCCTTTGGGCGTGAGTACCCTTTTTTTTGGGGGTTGTTATGGCTGTAGGTAGACCAGCTAACCCAAAGTCAAAATACTTTCAGCGCATCCTAAAGCCCGCAGAGAAAAAGATTTTGGTTCACGCAGGCCGTGGTGATATGTCCGCTGGCTTTCATCATTTGCTTGAAGTCTATTCATTTTTATGGATGCAAGGCTTTAGACCGCATAAGAGCCTCGATTGCTTGCAGGTAGGCAATGGTACAGACGAAGCGTTTGAGAGCGATACAGAGGGTTTTGATGCGTCTGGAGAGCATTCCTGAACTGGTTGTATGGTTTGCTTATTCCTCACAAATTTTCGGTACACAAAAGTGTATACAGTTTTGTATGCAGTTTTGAATACAGTTTGGTATGCAGGTATGCGGGAAAAGCACCCACAGCCTCTTTCTCTTTTTTTCTCCCGCCCAAACCGATCCGAACCCAGTTATCCACAAGGGTCTTGTTCAACTTGTCCACAGTTTCCTGTGGATAACTTGCCGAGTACAAACAAAGTATTCAAATATCTGTGGATATCTTTGCGTCAACTTAACATAATGGTCATTGTATAAAGCAGAATCGGGAAAACCCTTGGTTTTGGGCGGTTTGCATGGGGGGGGAGGGGGTCGGCCTCGCCGTGATAATTGTAGGTACACCCCACCCACCGAAAAAGCGAAATGGACTACAATTGCCCAAACCCATCTTCCCGAAAGGAAAAAAGTGGAATTCACCCCTGCAACTGAAGAGAGAAAGAAAAAGCGCGGTCGCCCCAAGGGTTCGGTCAAGATGACCATTCAGCGCTATGCAAACAACCCACCCAAGGTTTTGCCCAAGACTGACCACCAGCGCCTGAAAGAACTCAAGGAGTTAATGATCCGGTCTGGTGGTAAGGATGTAGCGCAGAAGGTGATTGACATTGCGCTCAACGATGACCACCCAGGCCAGATGGCGGCGCTCAAGATGTGCATTGACCGCACACTACCGATCTCAATGTTTGAGAAAGACAAGAGCCAAAGGTCAGCAGTCACGATCAATATCACTGGCTTGGGACAAGAGCCAACGATCATCGACACCTCTGATGAGCCTCAAGACGTAGAGGCCAAATATGGCTGACCTCAACTTCTCCCTTCTCCCTTGGCAACAAGAAGTCTTCAAAGACCAAACAAGGTTCAAGGTTGTGGCTGCTGGGCGTAGATGCGGTAAGAGTAGGATGGCGGCAGTTACCCTACTAATTGAAGGACTCAAGTGTCCACAAGGCTCTGCGGTTCTTTACGTTTCACCGACTATGGGACAAAGCCGACAGATTATTTGGGACTTATTGCTAGACCTTGGTAGAGAGGTTATTCAGAGTAGTCACGTAAACAATCTAGACATTACCCTGATAAACGGGGCTAGGATATACGTTCGTGGTGCGGATAGACCTGATACGCTCCGTGGTGTCTCGCTGACCTATGCCGTTCTCGATGAGGTTGCCGACATTAAACCTGAAGCATGGGAACAGGTCATTCGAGCCAGTTTGTCTGATAAACGGGGTAGAGCACTCTTCATCGGCACTCCAAAAGGGCGCAACTGGTTCTACGATACCTTTAAGTTGGGTGAGTCAGAGGATGACCCTGATTGGAAGTCATGGCACTTTACCACTGCTGATAACCCCTTGATTGACCAAGCAGAGATAGATTCCGCTAAAAAGACTCTAAGTTCTTTTGCTTTTAAGCAAGAGTTTATGGCTTCTTTCACCAATGCGGGTTCAGACATCTTCAAGGAAGAGTGGATCAAATACGGGGTAAAGCCTGAACATGGAAGCTATTACATCGCTGTTGACCTTGCGGGATTTGAGGAGGTTGCCAAACAAGCAGCTAATGCCAAGAAGCGTCTGGACGAGTCTGCTATCTCGATAGTGAAGGTTACAGACGATGGGAAGTGGTTTGTTGAGAAGATTGAACACGGGAGATGGGACATCCGAGAAACCGCCTCTAAGATACTGATTGCCATTCGGGACTACCGCCCTTTGAGTGTGGGGATAGAGAGGGGGGCACTAAAGAACGCTGTTTTGCCCTACTTGTCAGACTTGATGCGAAAGAACAACACCTATGCTCACATCGTGGATTTGACCCACGGGAATAGAAAAAAAGCGGATCGGATCATCTGGGCTTTACAAGGTAGGTTCGAGCATGGCAGAATTGTGTTAAATTCGGAAGAAGATTGGGATGAGTTTGTAGATCAGTTAATCCTGTTCCCTGCTCAAGGAGTCCATGATGACTTGCCTGACTCCCTCAGTTACATTGACCAACTTGCTGTTACATCTTACATGGAAGAAGATGACAGCGAGGAATGGCAACCTGTAGATATTATTAGTGGGGTATAAGAATGGATAACCCAATAAGCAATCCTAGACCTGATGGTACAGAAAAAAGCTCGGGGTTTTTTGGTGCATTGAAAAGACCAGATGGAAAAGTGTCTACAGAAATATCCATTGGGTTAGATGTTGATGGAAAACAAATAAATGTTCCATTGCTTGTTCCATCGCTTACTTTTGAAGAACTAAACTATTTACTTCAAAGCAATGTTGAGTCAAAAGACTTCCTAAAAAACTTACCGCCTTCTATAATGGACAAAGCCTATAATCACGCAGAACAGCGTATTAAGGCAGGAATGTCACCTTTTGCGTTGCCTAACGAGGTTTTTAAGCCTCCAGTTGCACCAAAAGCACAACAAATGCCTGAAGCTGCAAATTTGAAGTATCAAGACCCTTTTGGCGACACTACAAGGTAATATTATGGAATTCCAAGAACCTAGCGACTCAGACAAAGAGATAGTTAACTTTGTTGTCAACCATTGTGACAGGTGGAGGGATTGGAGAGATGTCAATTGCCTAACTGATTGGCTAGAGTACGAGCGCATCTTCAATGGTGAATGGGATGCCCAAGACAAAACCCGTGAATCCGAGCGTAGCCGTATTGTTACACCAGCTACCCAACAAGCCGTAGAGACACGCCATGCCGAAATCATGGAAGCCATCTTTGGTCAGGGTGAGTTCTTTGACATTCAAGACGATATTCGTGATGTCAATGGTAGCCCCCTAGACGTTGCTGCCATCAAAGCACAACTGATGGAAGACTTCAAAGTCGATAAGATTCGCAAGTCTATTGACCAGATTGAGTTACTTGCTGAAATCTATGGTACGGGCATCGGTGAGATTGTTGTCAAAACAGAGAAAGTCTTTGTTCCCGCTACTCAGGCAATACCTGGTCAAATGGGACAAGCGGCTATCGGAGTGGTAGAACAAGACCGCATTGCAGTCAAGATTGTTCCTGTTAACCCCCGTAACTTCTTGTTTGACCCTAACGGAACATCTATTGATGACTGTATGGGTGTGGCTATTGAGAAGTATGTCTCTATCCACAAGATCGTAAAAGGTCAAGAAGAAGGCATCTACCGCAAAGTAAAAGTCGGTACTGACTCGATGGATACAGACTTAGAGCCTACACAAGAAGTCTCTCAGTACGAAGACGATAAAGTCAAACTTTTGACTTACTATGGTTTAGTTCCTAGAGAGTATCTTGAAGAACTTGAAAACGAAGAAGATGGCGAAGTAGAAGACTTGTTCCCTGAAGACAGTATTCAGGATGAGTATTCCGATCTGGTTGAGGCTATTGTCGTTATCGCCAATGATGGGACTCTTCTCAAAGCTGAAAAGAACCCATACATGATGAAGGATAGACCTATTCTTGCTTATCAGGACGATACAGTTCCTAATCGCTTGTTGGGTCGTGGTACTGTTGAGAAGGCTTACAACTCACAAAAGGCTATTGATGCCCAAGTTCGTTCACACTTAGATTCACTAGCCCTGACAACTAGCCCAATGATGGCTATGGATGCCACTCGCCTCCCTCGTGGTGCTAAGTTTGAAGTAAAGCCAGGCAAGGCAATCCTGACAAACGGCAATCCCAATGAGATTCTGTTCCCGTTCAAGTTCGGCAATACTGATGGTTCTAACCTGACAACTGCCAAAGAGTTTGAGCGTATGCTTTTGATGGCAACAGGCACTCTTGACTCACAGGGAATGGTTACTGCTGTCTCCAGAGATGCGGGTCAAGGCGGTATTTCGATGGCTACTGCCTCGATTATCAAGAAATACAAGCGTACCTTGGTGAACTTCCAAGAGGATTTCATGATCCCCTTCATCACCAAAGCCGCCTATCGCTATATGCAGTTCGATCCAGAGCGTTATCCTACTGTGGACATGAAGTTCATTCCGACTGCAGCTTTAGGTATTATTGCTAGAGAGCATGAGCAACAACAATTCATTGCGCTACTCCAGACTCTTGGCCCTAATACTCCTGTTTTGCCTATCATTTTGAAGGGAATCATGGCTAATTCTTCTCTGTCAAACAGATTTGAGTTGATCGAGATGCTAGACAAGATGGCTACGGCTGACCCACAGGCTCAACAAGCGGCTCAGATGCAACAACAATTGGCTATGCAATTGGCTCAAGCTCAGATTGCTGTCCAAACTACACAGGCAGAGCAGAACAAGGCTGAAGCGCAAAAGTTATTGACTGAAGCGCAATTGATGCCTATTGAGTTGCAAGCAAAGAGTATGGCGGCTAATACCAAGAACCTTCCAACTGATGACGCTTTGGCTTCACGAGAGTTTGATAAGCGTGTCAAAGTTGCTGAATTGATGCTTAAAGAAGCGGATATTCAGAACAAGGCTAAGATTGTTGAAAAGCAGATGACTAGACAATGAATCCAGAACTAGAACGCTACTACACCGAGAGATTTTCCATGATGTCCACTCAAGGGTGGATAGATTTAATGGAGGATGTTGACAAAATGATAGAACCTTTGAATAATATCTCAACAATTGCAGACGAAAAAAGTCTACAATTCAGAAAAGGCGAGTATTCAATACTAATTTGGCTGAAAAACTTGAAACAAGTCAGCGAAAGAGCATTTGAGGACTTAAATGAGAAGAATGTATGAATTTGCCTGTATAAACGGGCATAAGACAGAGAGATTTGTTGATTATGAGTCAACAAGTCTTGTGTGTGATTGTGGTGAGGAAACTCATCGCATTTTATCTGCACCAGCTTTTAAGCTAGAAGGGTGGTCTGGAGCGTTTCCATCATCGCATGGAAGGTTCGAGAAAAGCCACTTAGATAGATTAAAGGCCGAGCAGAAACTCAACTCATAAGCAATTATGCCGAGTTGAATCTCCTACAACCGAACAACGGCAGGAAAAGGAAAAAGTATGTTGATTGATGATGACAAAGAAGAGTTGGGTGAGTTAGAGATCGAAGAACAGAAGATCGAGCAAAAGGCTGAACTTCCTGAGAAATACAGGGATAAAAGTTTAGACGACATTGTGAGGATGCACCAAGAGGCTGAAAAGCTAATTGGAAAGCAAGCACAAGAAGTTGGCGAGGTCAGAAAGTTAGCCGATGAACTTATCAAACAGAACCTTGGTTCACGACAACAGACTAGACAGGAAGAGCCTGAAGTAGATTTCTTTGAGAATCCACAGAAGGCAGTTCAAAGGACTGTTGATAACCACCCTGACATCCTAGCGGCACGACAAGTTACGCTAGAAATGAAAAGGGCGCAAATTCAGCAAAGGTTAGCGCAAGAACATCCCGACTTTGGAGACATCGCCAGAGATCAGGACTTTGCAAATTGGGTGAAGTCTAGCCCTGTTCGCATCAAGATTTTTGAGCAAGCCGATTCTGGATATGATTTCGACTCAGCCAATGAATTGCTATCTACCTATAAACAGCTACGCACTGTAAAAAGTAAGCAAGTAAGTGATGAGGGTGAGGTAACTCGCAAGCAGAACTTAAAGGCAGTAGGTGTTGATGTAGGTGGTTCTGGTGAATCATCAAAGAAGGTATACAGAAGGGCTGACCTTATTCAGCTTCAGTTGAGAGACCCAGATCGTTATGCTGCGCTTAGTGATGAAATCATGCAAGCGTACGTAGAGAAACGGGTTCGTTAAAATTTGTTTTAGGAGATTTAATCATGGCATATCCAACACCAGCGGTAACAGTAACCACCGCAGCAACGTTCATTCCAGAAATCTGGTCTGACGAAATCGTAGCCGCTTACAAGAAAAACCTTGTTTTGGCTAACATCGTAATGAAGATGAACTTCAAAGGTAAGAAGGGTGATGTAGTACACATTCCCGCACCTACCCGTGGTTCAGCTACAGCGAAAGCGGCATCTACTGCCGTTACTCTGATTGCCGACACTGAGACAGAAGTTCTGGTTAACATTAACCAGCACTTTGAGTATTCACGTTTCATTGAGGACATCGTTGAAGCACAAGCCCTGAACAGCTTGCGCCAGTTCTACACTGCTGACGCTGGCTATGCGCTTGCCAAGCAAGTAGACACTAGCTTGATCCAA